TATTCAATGGCTACTTCGTTGACAATATCTTGATAATTTTCATATCTCACATTTATAGATGAAATATGATTATATGGTATTGTTTCAAAATTCAAATATCCGTACTTTTTAGCAATCGTGTATTTTGCCTGTTGTAGCTGTTTATTTTCCATATTTTTCGTTTATTTCTTCAAGTATTTTTGCAATAGTTGCTCTTTCTTCATTAGACCTATAATGTATAAATTCACCACCAAATCTTATAAAATCAGTAGTTCTAATTATTACAAATGTGAAATGTGATATAATAGGTAATGACTTTAGAAAGTTCGGTTATAAGTACGGAATAAATTATACTTCGCTGTATAACTTCATTAAATGGGATTATTCAGACTACCTTAATCATAGTACAGATAAAAAGCTACGTTATTTAAGTACAGATAATTGCATTCGCATACTGGAGATGTCAGGTTATGAAATTAAGTTAAGTTTGGTATTGAAAAATGACGGTGAAATTTAGGGTAAAAATCGGGTGTATTTTCGGTGTGTTTTTTATGCTAAAATTCGGGGTTAAAAATCGGGTGCATTTTTAGTGATTTTAAGGCTTTATTTATCAATTTGCTGTACATTGGTGTTATTTTGTTTTAAATAATGCATTGTAATAGCCTTCATTTTAGTTTTAACCTATCAAATTTTAATTATTTTATCAATTTAATACCATTTATCCACTTAATATTTATTTTGGCTTAAATATGCCTTATTTAAAGTTTTGGTATTTAGTTTTTGATTGTTTTAGAAATTGATTAAAAAAATTCAATTTTGCGAGTTTTAAAAATAATAAATACGCTAGTATTTATTTGTTATTGTTTGTATTGTTAAGCCTGTGACTGCTCTGTGACTGCTCTGTGACAGAGCAACACTTTTGTTGATTATCAATGATTTAATGAAATATTTTAACACCTTCAAAACAATAGGTAATTTCCTGCATATGTTTTTTATTTTCATTTTAACTATTTTTTAACACGTTTTTTGTTTCTGTGACAGAGTCTGTGACAGACATTGTAACAGAACAGTGACAGAACGTATTTGATGTATTTTTGGTTGTTTTTGGAATGTGGTAAAAATAGGCGTTTTTTAGTGGTTATTTTGCACGTTTTTTTTATACTGATTTTTACTAATTTTTTCCATTAAAAAACATGTCTTTATTAAGCCTATAAATATCCTGGTATTTCATTTTACTAATGATGTTTAATTTGATTAAATTATTGATAGCAGTATAGAATGCAGTTTTTTTTAATTCGGTATCTTCCTTGCATATCCTTATAGTATCCTTATTGATTTTAATATTATGGCAAATGTATTGTATTAATATCACTTCGGAAGTTGATAACACATGCAGCAAGTCAATTAAAGGAAAGTAGAATTTAATAAATTTAGAGTTATTGCCAGTAAACTGTATTTTGTTTTTAATTAAAATCATATGTTCACCCGTTTCAGGATCAACAACCGGAATATGTATTTTAGCGTTTTTCATTCTCTTTATATATTACTAAGAAGGGAATGTTAAAACAGTCGTAAAAATTCCGCTTTTTTGGGAAAGTTGTCCGCTTTTTTGGGACTATCATAATAATATTATTAATGTGTTTATACACTTCATTTAGTATAATATTTCACCTCATAAAGTGCGGAGCAAGTTGTCGGATAACTTAACGCACCTTATGAGGCTACTATATTTGTATTTTATTATTGGTTGGAATGCTCCGACATTCAACTCTTACACAAATATAATACTTTGTATCTCTATGCAAATACTCTCTATTTTACCAATTCACAAAATATTTAACATATCTTTCTGAATAAATATGTAACGCTGAAAGCCTAATAAATACTGATAGTTTGCTTTATTTATAATTAACCTAATATGTTAAATAATAGGAATATTTGTATTTTATTCATTGTATCTATTGCACAAATGAAATACTTAGTATACTTTTACATCATCAAATAAAAACAAAATGACAACAGTATTAGAAACAAACGAATTTTTTAGAGTAAACTCTTACTATTGGCAAGGAATGGTTTATATCGCTTTAGAGGTTAAAGAAGATAAAACACTTTGCCAAATAAAAGGTAGTACATCAAAACCTAAATGGATTAAAACAAATCAACTTTCTAAAGAGTATAAACAATTTTAAAAAACAACAGGGGCGCGACTGTAACGCACAATTAACCAACAACGAATTTTTTACAACATCAAATAAATCACAATAAAATGAAAAAACAAGACACAAACAAAAAGGCACTCGAATTTTTTAAGGTACTATCTCATAGTTTATCTGACAAAATTATACCTTTGTTAGCCAAAAAAGAACTACCGGTAACAGAGATTTACAACACGCTGAAAATAGAACAGAGCCAATGCAGTGTACATTTATCCAGGCTGAGAGAAAACAATCTTGTAATAGCACGGAAAGAAGGCAAAAAGGTATTTTATCGTATTAATCCGCAGACGATTGAGAAAGCGGATCAGGCAGCAAAGTTAGTATCTTAACTAAGATGCAAGGTAGTAACGGAAAATTCAAAATCTAAAAACTAAAATATGGAAATTTCAATAACGGTCAACGGCACAATCAAGATAGCCATGACGCCAAAATCAGCACACATGAAGCACTTAGCGGAACTAATCAAAGACGGTGAAACTTACAAGGTGTCAAGGTTAAACAATACCGCAGATATTATATTTACACTCGAAAGTGAAAAAAAAGAAAATACAAAAGATGAAAATATTTAAAATTTTACTTACTTTTGTAGTGCTACAATCAAGCAATATATATGCTTATAATTTTCATCACAATAAAGGAACGGCTTCAAACGAAAGTTTGGAAAACAATACTTCGGTATTGCTTGGTTGTAGCGACAGCCGTTCCCCATTATATACTTCAAAAATGCTACAACCAAGACAACACAACGCAGTTGAGACAACTCCTGCACCCACGCAACAAGAGATTTGGAAAGACATTCCTGGATATGAAGGTTTATATAAGGTCAGTAATTTAGGAAACATCAAAAGCCTTAAAAGGCTATTTTTACATCAAGGTAAAAGATTATTACAAATAAATGAACGAATACTAAAACCGCTTGTATATAAAAAGGGTTACCCAATGGTTGGAATATTCAAAGATGGAGTTACAAAAAAGGCATACATACATAGGTTGGTTGCACAAACCTTCATACCCAATCCCGAAAACAAACAACAGGTAAACCATAAGGATGGCAATAAACAAAACAATACAGCAAGTAACCTTGAGTGGTGTACACAGTCAGAAAATATACAACACGCATTTAAGACAGGATTGAATAAAAGTGGAGAAGAACACCCATTTTCAAAGCTAACCGAATTATCTGTGTTAGAAATCAGATCAAGTACACTCAACCAAAGAGAATTATCGGAAGCCTACGGGGTTCAACAATCATTAATAAGTTCAATAAAGATGCGTAAAATATGGAAAAATATATAGCACCATTGATTAAAGACGGTGAAACCTACATTGTGGTAAGGGAACCTAACTCAACGAGCATTATTTTGAAGCAGGTAAAGGAAAAAGAGAAAGTATAACGGTCGGGTATTTACGCAGTGGGCATAGTAGAATGTTCAAATTATGCACAAATGTTTCTGCCCATTGCGTAAATACCTTGTTAGCAGCAGTAGGATTATTTAGCAGAAAGTTGAATTGGAAACGAAAAGAAAATTTTAATAAAAACCGAAGGGAAGGCAAAAAAATATGTTTAGTTATTACGGAAGCAAATCAAAAATAGTGGACTACTATCCACCACCAAAGCATAAAAGGATAATTGAACCTTTTGCTGGAAGTGCAAGGTATAGTTTGAAATATTGGCAGAATGATGTTCTTATAATGGATAAGAATGAAAATCTAATAAAAGTTTGGAAATGGTTGCAACAATGCACCAAAGCTGATATTCTTAAATTTCCAAGATTAGAAAAAGGTATGGACATTAGAACAATGGAATTATCCGATATTGAAAGGATTTTTATGAGTTACTTAGTTGCTTCCGGTAGACCATCAAATATTGTAACTAAGTTTATGGATTTCTCAAATGGTAGAGAAAACACATTTAAGAATATAGCCAATAACTTAGATAAAATAAGACATTGGGAAATAATACAAGGCAGTTACGATGAACTTGAAAACGAAATGGCTACTTGGTTTATTGACCCGCCATATATGTTTGGTGGAGAACATTATAAGGAAAGCAATAAAAGTATTGATTTTGGAAAACTTGCTGAATGGTGTAAAAGTAGAAATGGACAAACTATTGTATGTGAAAATATGAAGGCTGACTGGCTACCATTTAAACCATTAACAAAAATACAAGGTGCTTGTCAAACCAATACAACAGAAGCAATTTGGAGTAACTTAAAGACTAATTATGACAATGAACAAATCCTTTTACAATTTTGAAAAAATTGAGGTGCGGTGGCGGTTTTTATTAAAATTTTCTACCACAAATGTCAAATTGGAAACGGTCTGCCTATTGCTGCTAACGGTCTGGGGCTTTGCGAAGGTGGGGAAATCGAAGTACAAATGTTCAATTTAGCACAAATGTTGATTAGAATTCCAATGTTCAAATCTAGTACTATTGCCCCACTTTTGCAAAACCCCTGTTGTACGCTGTTTTTTTGTCTAAATGTTAAAAATTGAAAAATATATTTGAAAAAGTTTGCAAAATCAAAATAAAGTATTATCTTTGTAGTGTTAATTTAAAACAGCAAAAAATGACAGCACAAGAAATTTATAAAAAAGCAGGGTTTGCATCGTCAGACAATAGAAGTATGAACTGGAGAAATATCAACAAGGCATTGAGTTTTGGTATAATTATAGAACAAGTTGAACTTGGATATAATCGTACATCTAAGGGTGGTACAAAGTACAGATTTGCATTGAAGTTTAGGCTTGAAAATGGTCAATTGTATTGTAAATATTACATTGGCGATACACTTAAAATGTACCATTCCAATGCAGATATTATTGGAGAGTTTATTATTGAAAGAATTATAAATTTTAAAAATGAACTTGAAGAAAAAGGGCATTTCAAAACAGCGATAAATATTGCAAAAGAAAAAGGTATGTGTAAGTGTGAAAAATGCAAAGGGAAAGGTGTTATACCTCATTTTATGTACTACGCTAAAGGTGTTTGTTTTGATTGTATGGGTCTTGGTTACGGTAAACAAGGTTTGATTAAAGTTTTATAATTATGGCAAAGAAAAAAGAAAAATCAAAAGCTGGTGGTAAAAGGGAAGGTTCAGGTCGTAAAGGTAAATTTTCAGAGCAAACAAAAACGGTAGCTTTTAAATGTCCTATTTCAAAAGTTGAGGAGTTCAAAGAATATGGTAGCGCTAAACTTTCGGAGTGGTCGGTCAAATAGCAGCTAACGGTCGAGGGCTTGACGCAGGTAGGGATAGAAAGCACAAATGCTTGTTTACTTACCAATGCTGAAAAGAGTGCAAAGCCGAATAACCCACTAAAGCCCTACTTGCGTTCAAACCCTTGTTATGCGATGCCTTATTTGTCTAAATGTTAAAATTACAAAATAGTTAAAATATTTTGATTATTCAAATTGCTTTAATTCAACTAAAACACCATCTTTAGAATAAACTAAGTTGTTTTTTCTAAGTATGGCATAATATAAAGGCTCGTAGTCTAAATTTTCGTTCTTTGATACTTGGGTAAGATTCTTGTAATAGCGTTCAATACCGTTAGAAGTTACTTTGTAAAATCTGTTATACTTTGTTTCTTTTTTCTCTTTAGGAACAAAAGAACCTTTGTTTGTAATAAAATCAATAGCTTTTAAAACATCTTTTTCCTCAAGATTAAACCATTCATTTTTTATTCTTTTTCCTGAAAAATAGTTATGAATATCTTTTTCTTTTACACCATCTCCAAAACAAACAATTTCAAGGTATGGATTTCCAGTTAAAAGTGTTTCATATCTTTTTTGAACATCAATAGCTTTTCCTATTTTATAAATTTCTTGTGATTTGAATAAATATACCATTTCAATAGTTTTAAATTATACGTAAATATACAAATAAATAAAGATATTTGAAAATAAATTAGTTTTTTCTTTGGTAATTACAAAATAGTGCTGTATATTTGTATCATAATTAAAAGCAAACAAAATGACACCATTACAATTAGGAAAGTACAGCAACTACAAAAAGCAATATTCTAAAGATATAATCTTTATGGAAAGTAAAAATGCTAAAATAAATAATGCAAAAAAGCAAGAGTATAATGAATTAAAAGCTATTGCAAATGAATTATACAATGACTGTATAGAAGTTGAAATAAGCAAAGGGTTAAAAGTAACTTTTTATAAAAAAAGATAATGTTAAGTATTCACTACTACTGGTTAGACCATACTGGAGACACTGAATGGTTGCCAAAATCCTATCCAAATATTAATGAAGACGAAAACAACTTTGATAATGAAGAAGAAGCTATAAATTGGCTTATAAAACAAAAAGAACTAGATAAAGATTTTGGCGACTGGCAACATTTTAAATTAGAAAAAATATACTTAGTATAATGAAAAGAAAAGTTTACCACTTATATGATAAAAAAACAGATAAGCACTCATATTATAATAGTTTGACTGCCTTATGTAAAGACAATACAGATTTAGGCGTTTCAAAATTCACGTTGGATAGATACGATTGGGATTTGCTCAACTGGGAATATGAAAACCTTATTTGTATAATTCGTTTAGGTTTCTCAAAGTCTGTTAGCGATGTTGGTAAAGGTATCGCATAACGTTGGTGCTTGCCGATGTGTAAGAATTGGCAGCACAAAAGTTGAGAAAAGAAATGCTGATGCCGTGATAGGTGTCAGCCCATTATATAACCGTCTGCTTACATATTGGCAAACCCCATGTTGTACGCTGCTTATTTAGGTCTTAAAATTATATGTCAAAATGAAAAGAAGTAAAGAAAAAGTTACAGTCAAGTGGTCAAAAAAAGAAAACGATTGGTTGTCTAAATATCCTGAATGGAAAAATAGAAACGCAAGGATTACAGGCAACTGTTTCTTTGATATGATTAGAAAATTTGAAGAGTTTATGTCTAAAAATTTAGAGGGTAAGCCAACAGGGTTTGTTTCATTAAGGAAATACTTGTCTGATGGAGGCTTTGACCCCGATACATTTACAATTTCTGTCCACGCAAAAAATTAAAAATTATGAATAAAAATGAAATCAATATGTCACCGTTAAAAGTAGAATTGCTTTTATGGTATTATTATAGTCTAAAAGACTTTCCAAATTTTGATGCACCTGGTGTTCAAGATGCTATTGAGGAATTCTGTCAACTTGGAATATTTTATAGAAGGTTAGAACAAGTAAATGAACATCAACAAAAAATTGGATATAATCAGTCGGCATTAGATGTATATGTCAATGCTGTATTGGATGTCCCTTTACCTAAACAAATTTGGGTGTGTCAAAAGTAGCGTACAACACTATGATTACTACATAATTTTTGTAAAATAAAATATTGATTATCAATTAAAATTATTACAAAGTGGTAGAAGAAATAAAATTAAAGTATTACAATGAAAATTTAGAGATTGGATTTAATGATTGGAGAAAAGTTTACTGTACTAAAACTAATTGTTGGATTGAGGCAGATTATCATTTAGGGAGATTGGTGTATGGTAAAAAAAGAATACCGTATAAAAAAATTGTAAAAAATATTACCCATAGAAATTATTTAGCAGTAGAATTTATACCATTTTAAATTTAATACCACTAAATAATAAATAAAACAGCAAAAAAACATGGCGGAAGGAAAAAAATCATTCTTACTTTATTGCGACCTAATACATACAGTTTCTAAAATGCCAGTAGAAAAGGCTGGGGAGTTGTTTATTCATATTTTAAAGTACGTTAATGATGAAAACCCTATTACGGAAGACTTAATAGTTAATCTAACTTTTGAACCTATTAAACAGCAACTTAAAAGGGACCTTGCAAAATGGGATGCTAAGTTAATTCAAAAGTCAGATGCAGGGGTAAACTCTGCTTTTAATAAATTTAGAAAAAAGATTATAGAAAATATTGAAACAGTTGATTTAGATTTTGAATTAGGTTATTGCAGAAAAAAAAATGCAGAAAGCGGAGGAAATGATGAATATTTTAATAAGTGTCACACTTTCATAAATGATTTAATTCAACGAAATTTAACGAAATCAACGACCGTTGAAAGCGTTGCAACGAAATCAACTGTTAATGTAAATGATAATGTAAATGTTAATGTAACAGTAAATGATATTTATTTAAAAGAAAATAGCGATGCAAATTTAGAAAAAATTTTAACACCCAAAAATTCAGGTAAATTTTCCGATTTTAATATCCAGGATGCCCCGCCGCAAATTTTACAAAGTTCACTTGAAGCATGGACTTATGCAACAGATGTTGAATTACGTAAAAAAATTACAATAGATCACGTAAAGGACAAGTGGCTGCAATTTGTGGCAACGAATAAGGATAGCCAACAATGGTACAATAGTGAAAACGAAATTTACACACATTTTAAAAGATGGATAACAAAACAAAAATTTGAAGATGGAAATACAAAACAGCATAATAAAGGTGGTGGAAAAGTTGGAGTTAGCGAAGCCCGAACAACAGCTCTCCAAAATTGGTAGCGATGTTGCAAAGTTTTCAAATGCAATAAATGACAAAAAAATAAGTCAAGCTAGTTATGATGAAATAACTAACACTTTAAAGTTCATTATGGCTAAAATTGGATTGAGGGAGCAAAACTTCCCCACCCAAATTGAGAAAAACGTTATAATTGACTTTATCATTACCAACTATTCTGGGCATACTCTAAGCGAATTTATACTGGCTTTTGATATGGCCATTAAGGGAGAGTTAGAAGTGGATGCAAGGCATTATGAAAGTTTTAGTTGCATTTACATTGCCAGTATCATAAAGGCTTATCGTATATGGGCAATAGACCAACATAAACAATTGCCACCTAAAAAGTATTTACAGCTAGAATATAAAAAGGAATTGACTAAGCAAGATTATGAGGATTGGCTAAATGAAACCAAAGAGTCTTTTTTAGCTAAAAAAATGGATTTTAACATTTTGCCTATTTCAATTTACGAGTACCTAAACACTCTTAATTCATTCACAAACGAACAGAAAAAGGAAGCTTTTGAACAGGCTAAAAAAACAAGGTTATCATTGCTAAAAACTGAACTAATAAACACCGTTGGCAAAGATTTACTTGTTAAATCAAGTATTGAATACATAGAAACTAATAATAAATCAACATCACACCATGAGTATAGCAGCTTAGTCAACTTCGCCAAAAGGCTTATGATGGTGGGGTGGTTTAAAAAATAAAAAATTAAAGCCATGATAAATATAAAAGAATTAAGAATTGGTAATAAGGTAAACGCTTTTTACGATGATAATTGCGTAGTAAAGGGAACTTTTATAAAAAACTATAATTTCAATATAATTTGAAAGTTTTGTAACTTTGGGAAACGAAAAATACGTTTAAATACGTTATGGCTAGACAAGGACAATTTGAAAAAGGTAATGCAGGTAAGCTATAATCAATTGAGAGATTTATTAACTTAACAAAATCATTTTTCAAATTAAATTGAAAAGATTGTAACTTTGAATTTGCAACAACGTTGCGAAAAATTAAATTAACTTTATTGGGAATATGGCTAAAGCAAAAATTATTGAAGCGGATATAACCGATTTAAAATTTGATGACAAAAATTTTAATGTAGGTAGCGAATTTGGTAACAGTTTAATGGATAAGTCGTTTAGCCAATTTAAAGCTGGTAGGGGTGCTTTAGTTGATAAGAACAACAACATCATTGCAGGTAATAAAAGTATTGAAAAGTTTGGTGAGCTAGGTGGTAAAAAAGTAATTATTGTTGAAACTACAGGGGATGAAATTGTAGTTACTAAGCGTACTGATATTGACTTAAACACTCCACAGGGTCGGGAAATGGCTTTGGCAGATAATGCAACGGCAAAGGCAAATATCGTTTGGGCTGAAGATGTTATAGCGGAGGAAATAGGGTTTGAGGTTGCGGAAAGTTGGGGTGTGGAAATGGAAAAGGCAGTACCTGGCAATGATAATGATTTGTCAAATGATTTGAAGGAAACATTTGAAGTTATAATAAGCTGCAATGATGAAGCGCATCAGGAGCAAGTATATAACAAAATGATTGCAGACGGTTTTAATGTTAGGGTTTTAAGTTTATAATATGGAATTTAATATAATTAAGGAAACAAAACCAAAGGAAACATTTAGGGTTTCAAGCGTTTTAAATGCTTTTGATTTATCTATTGACAAAATAAAAGAGCATTTTAAAGGCAATATTGATATAGAAAATAAGGAGTGGAATGTAGGTTTAATAGTAGGTAGTTCAGGAACAGGCAAAAGCACGATAGCTAAAGAGTTGTTCCCGGATAATTATATTTTTGAGCAAATTTACACAGAGGGCAGTGTTATAGATGATATGCCGAAAGGCAAAAGTGTAAAGGAAATAACAAAGGCATTTACAAGCGTAGGGTTTGCAAGTCCGCCGAGTTGGTTAAAGCCATATTCTGTTTTAAGTAACGGAGAAAAAATGCGGTGCGACTTGGCTAAGGCAATATTAGAAGAAAGCGAAATTGTAGTATTTGATGAATTTACAAGCGTAGTTAACAGGGAAGTTGCAAAAACCGGGTCTTTTGCTATACAAAAAGCAATCAGGAAATTAAATAAAAGGTTTGTAGCAGTTGCCTGTCATCCTGATATTATAGAATGGCTGCAACCCGATTGGATTTACAATACAGATGAGCAAAGGTTTTTTTTTGCCCCGGAGAATACAAGCGACCCGAAATTGAAATACAAGTTTTCAGAATTGGCAACGAATATAAAAAAAGGGTATGGGAGGTATTTAGGAAGTATCACTATCTAAATACAGAATTGCATCCAGCTTCAGAGCAATGGGTCGGCGTTATAAATGGGAAATTGGTATGCCATAGGGGCGTTATTCAATTCCCTATGAGAAAGGGATGGAAAAGAGGTCACAGGATGGTAGTTTTGCCCGATTATCAAGGTATAGGAATTGGTACGGCATTTGAGAATTATACATCAAAACATTATGCAGATTTAGGCTGGGATATAAATATAACAACAACAACTCCTGCATTAGTCCATGCGTTATGTAAAGATAAAAATTGGTCATTAGTTAGGGCTGGAAGAAATAAAAGCACGATGGGTGATTTTGAAAAATATGGTACAGGAGATAGGACTAAAAATAAAAAAATCAGTGATAGTATGGTTAAAAGTCAATCAAATAATAGAATAACATATTCATTTAATTGGAAAAAATAATGCCAACTAAACCCACCATAAAAAAGACTATTTCAGACGCTCAGCTAAAAAATGAGCTGATTAAGTTATTTGAAGGTGGAAACACGGATAAGGGGAAGTGTTTGGAAGCGTTGGGAAGTAGATACAAAATACAAGTTCAAAGGTTTTATCAAAAATGTAATGAAGCTTTAATAGATTGGCAAAAAACCAAAGAAAAGGCAACAAATGAACAAATACAAGCAAATGCAGTTGAGGGGCTTAAAATAGGCTTAAAATCGAAATTAGAGAGGCAGTTAGAAATTCAAGCCGAAATAATGGACTTGCAACAGAAATTAATAAATAACACCACAAAAGATGTGTTTATTGATTTTAAAAAAGGAGTGCCAAAAAATTATGAAAGAAACTTAACCCCTGGAGAAATAGCTCAATACAAACGTACTATAGCTATCCTTAATGTGGAATTAAGTAAAATGGCAGGTGATTATGCCCCATCTAAGGTTGATGCAAAGATTGATGGTAATTTAACATGGATAGAGCAAAAGGTTTATGAGGCTAAATAAAAAACAAACAGCGGCACTAGACTATTTAGAGGACTCCATAACAGGAGAGATTCTTTATGGCGGTGCCGCTGGGTGACTGGAGGTGGTAAAAGTTTTATCGGTACATATTGGCAAATAAAGCAGCGTTTGAAATATCCTGGTACTAGGGGATTAATTGGTAGAGCTAATTTAAAAACATTAAAAGAAACTACTCTACAATCATTTTTTGAGGTGTGCAAATTGCAAGGATTAGTAAATGGTAAGCATTACTCATATAACCAACAAAGCAGCCAAATACACTTTTTTAACGGGTCGTTGATTTACTTAAAGGATTTATTTTTATATCCAAGTGATCCGAATTTTGATGAATTAGGAAGTTTGGAAATTACAGATGCCTTTATAGATGAAAGTAACCAAATCGCAGAAAAGGCTTGGAACATAGTAAAAAGCCGTATCCGTTACAAACTAGATGAAAACAATTTAATACCTAAAATTTTAGGTAGTTGTAACCCCGCTAAAGGTTGGATTTATAACAAGTTTTACAAGCCATACAAAGAAAAAACATTAAAAAAGGGAGTGGAATTTATACCAGCATTAGTAACTGATAACCCCGACATTTCAAAGTATTACATTCAAAATTTAAGCAGTTTAGACAATGCAAGTAAGCAGCGTTTATTGTATGGAAATTGGGAATATGATGACGATATTAGTATTTTGATTAAATACGATAAGATTGTAGATATTTTTAGCAATAATTTTATTCAGCCAGGAGAAAAGTATCTAACATCGGATATAGCCCGTAAGGGAAAAGACAACACCGTTATCATGCTTTGGGATGGGTTGAGGGTTGAAAATATATTTATGGAAAATGGAAGGCTTGTTGATGAAAATGTAAATAAAATAAAAGAATTGCAGTATTTGTATGGTGTGCCTAATAGCAACACAATTGTAGATGAGGACGGTATCGGTGGTGGGGTAGTTGATTATTTAAAATGTGTTGGATTTGTAAACAATAGTACACCTTTACCCAGCCCCGATGCACCATACAATGATAAAGGCGAAAAGCCAAAAGAGAATTTTAACAACTTAAAATCTCAATGCTATTTTAAATTAGCTAATTACATTAATGACAGCAAAATATTTGTAAATACAAACGATTTGCAAACTAAAAGCTATTTAATACAAGAGCTAGAACAAGTAAAGCAGCATAACATTGATAAAGATGGTAAAAAGGCTGTAATTCCTAAAGATATTATTAAGGCTAATATTGGTCGTTCACCCGACTTTTCCGATGCCTTAATGATGCGTATGTACTTTGAATATGTGCCAAAATTAACCTTTGCGGATGCTGAATATTAATTATTTTGCAACCATGTTGCAAATATTATTTAACTTAGCAACAAATTTTATAACATGGGTTGGTTAGACTTTCTCAATCTCAATAAAAAAGCAGCTAAGTTTGATAGAGTAACGATTTTGCAAAATCAAATTAACAGCCTGCAAAGCATATTATCAAGTAAATTAAATTCAGTTACCCTTTATCCAGATTACAAAAGCCTTGATAACGCTAAACGATATTGCACAACGGACGATGTTTACAGTATTATTTCATTTATAGCCAATACAGCCGCTAATGTTCCTATTTATTCTTACAAAAAGGATAATGATGGAAAATTAACCGATCTACCAGAAGATAACGAATTTGCCAAATTAGTAGAAATGCCTTTTGAGGGTATGACTAAAATGGAAAGCCTTTTTGCTATTTATGCAACCAAATTAATGCAAGGTGAAGTAATACTGTTGAAGGAAAGACCAGAGTTTGGCCCAAATAAAGGCAAAGTAATTAAGCTACATTTTTTACCACCACAAAACGTAAATGTAAAAGTAACAACAACCTACCCAAAGAGAATAGTAAGCTACCAATATGTAGAAAATGGTAATATTATTTTTGACGATATACCCGTTGAAGATATTATACATTCAAAATACTTTAATCCAATAAATGACTTTACCGTTCAATCTTTTAGGGGGTTAAGTCCTTTAAAAATACTATCTAAAAGACTTACAAGGGTTGACAGTAACAACGATGTGTCAACAGCTCAATTGCAAAATGGTGGAGTGCCTGGCATTGTTTATGAAAAGAGTAATAATGATAAGATAGTTGAGATAGTAAGCAAAAGAAAAGATAACTTTTACAAATACTTATCTAATTCATCAAACAAAGGTGCACCATATTTTAGTGCTGGTGAATTAGGCTATATTGAACTAGGTTTGAAGTTAGCAGACCTTAGCGTTGCCGACTTAGAAAAGATTGATTTTAAGAAGCTATGCAATGTTTACCGTATTAGTGATAGACTATTCAATAACGATGCAACAGGTAGTGAGGTAAGCGATAAAGGGGCTAGGGTTTCATTGTACACTAATGCAGTTTTACCAGAAGTAAATGCTATTAGGGATATTTACAACCAAATGGCTAAGGTTGATTTTAAAGGGCAAAACTATTGTTGTAAAGAGGATTTAAGCGAAATTCCTGAACTACAGCAAAATGTGAAGGAAATGGCAGATGCTTTTGCTGCTTTGCCTATAATGATACCTAAACAAATACTAGAAGCATTTAAACTTGAGGTTGATGGAGATGAAAATTTAAGCAAAGTGTATGTAAAAAGTGGCTATTCTTTACTAGAAGATTTGAGTATGCCACAGGAAGTTACTAATACTGGTGATTATGGAACGCAAAATACTTAGGCAATTGGAAAAAATAATTGTATCTTATATCCCCAAAAATACCACTTGCCGAATTGATGAGGCAAAGAGGGAGTTTAAGCGTACAAAAGAAAAGGTTGAATTAACTAACTTAATAAAAGAAAAAACTGAATTGAGTAACCCGTTAAATATTGATATTAAAACAAGTTGGGAAAAGCAAGACCCAAATATGAGTGTGTGTACTTCATGTGGTGAAACTATTTATTCAACACAATATCTTTTATCAATTACTATGGATGGGGAATTACTACAACAACAAAAGCCTAAAATACTTTGTGAGCCTTGTTATGTAAATAATGTGTTAAATGACTAATGAGCAAATAGAAGAAATACAAGCTGCTTTTAACAAATTCCAAAAAAGTAGGGAAAGGGCTTATACACCCGTAATAAATAAGGCTCTAAAATTTCAAGTCAATCAATTTATTGCAGCAAAATTATTAGGCTATACCGATACACAAGCCTTAGAATTTATTACCTCAGCTAAACTTTACGAAGCGTTAAAGCCCCTTTATTTAGATGCTGGTATAACTTATGGTGCCAAACATTTAACCTATTTAAAAAGACAAAAGGCACGTATGCCAATAGGGTTTAACCAATTAATGACAGATTTATTAAACAATTACTTTTTAGTTGAATTGCTTAACACAGTTGAAGATATTACAAGCTACACAAAGGAACTAATAAGGAACATTTTATTAAAAGCTGTACCATTAGGCTTATCAATAGGAGAGATTACAGAGCAATTACAAGATATAGGCTTTACTTACCAAAGGGCTAGGACTATAGCCCGTACTGAAACCGTAACGGCTGCCAATGTTGGTGCAATGCTATCTGTAAAGACTACTGGTTTAAGTTTACGAAAAGTTTGGATTTCCGCAACCGATAACCGTACTAGAAGGCGACCTCGTGATAAATACGACCATCTACACATGAACGGCGTAATAGTAAGCTATGATGAATTGTTTAATGTAAGTGGTGATTTAATGGCACAGCCAGGGGATAGAAAACATAAAGCCAATGCAGGCAATATCATTAATTGCCGTTGTACAATAGGGTTTGAGCCTATAAGGGATAAGTACGGGAAACTCACATAAAAAATATTTTTATAAAAAATGCAACATTGTTGCAAAAATTAATATCTTTGGTTTAAAATAATCAAAGTTGAAAAGCATATATTCTATACAAAATTATCTTTCGGGTGCATGCTTTAAAGATGCAGATATAAAAAAGGGTATTGTTACAGGGTATTTTGCCAACTTCAATAATATTGATTCCGATGGTGATATTATTTTACCAGGGGCTTTCAAAAAAAGTATTTCCGATACTGGCCCTAATTCTACTAATCCACGTATAAAGCATTTATTAAATCACAATCCAGAGCAGCCTTTGGGTAAAATATTAGTATTGCAAGAAGATGCAAAAGGGCTTTACTATGAAAGTCAAGTTGGTAGCCATTCTTTAGGAAAGGACTTTTTAAAGATGGTTGAAAGTGATTTGATAAATGAACATAGTATCGGTTTTAGGAAAATAGAAAGTGAGAAAAGCGAAGATAAAACAGCTAACTATTTAAAGCAGTTACAGCTTTGGGAGGGTTCAAGTTTAACAGCATGGGGTGCAAATGAGTTAACACCATTAACTGGCTTAAAGTCGGGTTTTGATGTTGATACATTAATGAAAAAGCAGAAAAGAATTGAGGCGTTTTGTAAAAATAGCGATGCCACTGATGAAACTATTGAAATGCTTTTACTTCACTCAAAACAATTATCTCAAATAATACTAGATATGCAATCCACAGAGCAGGGTAAAGCCACTTTGCAGGGTAAAGATTTAATTGAGGCACTAACAACATTTAATAAAAATTTAATTTAATAAAAATGGAAATTAAAGAATTAGTTGAAAAACTAAACGAAACTAAAACAGCCTTAGAAGCTAAGGCAAAAGCGGATGCAACACAAGCTGCAAAAGATGAGGTGGCTTTGCAAATGAAAGCAATTAATGAAAAATTGGAAGCATTAAACACTTTGCCAACTGATTTGAAGGCTGAGGATTTAAAGAAAGCTGTTGAAGATGTGAAAGCATTGACAGAGGGCTTTGATGCTTTGCAGTTGAAGATGAAGCAAGGTGGCGGTAATTTTAAAGGGTTTAAAACATTTGGTAGTGAGTTAGGAGAAAAACTAACTGAAAAAGCTGCTGAATTAAAAAACTTTAAAGTAAGTAAAAAAGGATTTGGAGCAATTGAACTTGAAAGTAAAGCTGTAGGAAATATGGCATCTGCTACAAGTTTAACAGGCTCTTACTTTGTGCCCCCTACAGTAGTGCCAGGCATAGATATGAAGCCTTTTGAGCAGTTGCACATGAGAGATTTATTGCCTACAGGTATCACTAACAGTAATGTAGTTAGATACATACGTGATAATGGCGGTGAGGGTGGCCCTGCAATGGTTGCTGAAGGTGGAACTAAGCCGCAAATTGATAGAGATTTACAGATTTACGATGCTAATGTTCGTAAAATTGCCACCTACTTTAGAGTGCCTGAAGAAATGATTGACGATATACCTTATTTGCAATCATTCTTATCTCAAGTAGGCATACAAGAGGTAATGGTAATTGAAGATACACAAGTATTGTATGGTGATGGTACAGGTCAAAATTTAAGCGGTTTATTTACCAATGCTACAGCTTTTGCGGCTGGCACATCGGTTGTAGCCGCCCCTAATAATTTTGATGTGTTATTGGCGGCACGTAAACAAGCAAGGGTGGCTAAATACAATCCAAACATTGCGTTGGTCTCTCCTGTTGATTTTTACGACATGATTGAGAAGAAAGACACTACTAATAATTACCTATTCTTAGGAGGCGGTAATGGCTTAGATGTCCCTGGTGTATTAACAATGAGAACAGGGTTAAGAGTAGTTGAACATACATCTGTTACGGCTGGCGACTTCTTAGTATTCGACCCTTCAAAAGCTGCAATTTTTGATAGATTAGGTACTACGGTTCGTTTTTATGACCAAGACCAAGATAATGCAATCAAAAACTTAATTACAATTGTAATTGAAAAGAGATTGGCATTGCCTATTTATCAACCAGCGGCTTTCATTAAAGGTACATTCGCTACTGCAATTACCGATTTGACAAGTTAATTTGAATTGTAAACATTAAAATAAAAGCCGTGCCAATTTCGGTACGGCTTTTTTTAAAACATGATAGTTAATAAAACATTATTTATAAAAAACTTTGTTTGGTATTTAAGCATTGTTAAAGTAGATGGAGAAACTTGTGCTTTTTGGAGCAGCCATGATAGAACTGGCATACCAGATAATATTGCTGTAAAGAAATTTGAAAGAGAGCATTTGAAAGAGGTTATGGTATTAACAAAGCAAAAATTAAATGAAAGTTTTTTGCCACAAAAAGGAAAAGAGATTTTACAATTACAAAATTGATTTAACATGAAAGTAGAAACATTGTTTACTCATATAGGTAAATTTGGTTTAATGTGTGTAGGTAGCATTTATGAAACTAACGATTTGCATGCAGCCGAATTGGTAAAAAACGGGCTTGTAAAAATAGTTGATGAAGAAGCTAAAAAAGAAGATAAAGCTTCTTTGCCTGCAAAAAAAGTAGAAGAAAAGCCAAAATTAAAAAAATGAATTACAACCTAGTCATAGAGGTAAAATCTACTGAGGTTTCAAGCCCAACTGAACCCATTACTTTAGCCGAGGCAAAAGAATGGTGTAAAATTGAATTAGATATTACTGAAGAAAATACTTTGATAACTGAATTAATTAAAACAGCTAGGCTACAAGTTGAGGGCTTTTTAAATATTTCTTTGGTAGATAAAACAATTGAGGCGGTTGTAAATAATAGCTTAGGTGGTATTGAATTGCCTTATCAACCATTAAAAACATTTACATCGTTAAAAGATGAAGACGGTAACGCATTAACGGTTGATGCAGATTACAAATTACAAGGAGTATTTTTTAAAACAATTAAAAGCCCTTGCAGCAATTATTTAGTGGCTAATTACACAACAGGTTATACAACGGAAAACCCATTGCCTAAGCAGTTTAAAACGGCTGTATTGCAACAAGTAGCATACTTGTATGAGAATAGAGGTGATACACCAGCCAATGCAACCACACAAAATAATAGAACAGTACCAACTGAGTTAAGCCCAATGGTTGAATTAACATTATTCCCTTATCGTAGAATATGGTAGGTAAATTAAATACTAGAATAACAATTGAAACTAACACAGGAACTAAGGATAGTGGCGGTGGTGTAAGTTATGCGGCATCTACATTATACACTTGCTGGGCTAATGTAGAAAACAGAACAGGACAAGCTAGTTTTTTTGAGGGGCAAAGAGCAGAAAGCTATGATTATAAAATAACTATTCGCCAATATGATACTTATACAGTAACTACAAAAAACACTATCATTTATCAACTTAAAAAGTTAAAAATAAATAGTGTGCAAGTGGTTAATGAGGGTAAAAAATCTTATTTAATATTAAGATGTACAAAACATGGCAGCAATTAAATTTGATTTTAGCGGCATAGATAAAATAATTAAAAATGTAGAGGTGAAAAAAGGAGCTATTGAAGACAAGGTTGCAGATGAATTAAACGCCTGGGCAATTGAAACGGTAACTGAAGCTAAAAAGAATTGCCCAGAAGACGATGGATATTTAAAAGGTTCGATAGATGCTAATTATGCAGATAAAAATAATTTAAGTGCTGAGATTACAGTAAGGGCTAATTATGGTGCTTATATAGAATTTGGGACAAGAAAGTTTGCTTCAAATTATGTAGGTAGCTTACCAAAAGAGTGGAAACAATTGGCAGGTCAATTTAAAGGTGGGGGTGGTAAAAAAGGCTCTTTTAAAGATTTTTTATTAAAGATAATGCAATGGGTAAAACGTAAAGGTATATCAGGTACTTACAGCGTTAAAACACAACGCAGGACTGGTAAAAAAGCCAATATAGAAAGTGAAGACATGGCAGCGGCTTATCCAATTGCATTAAAAATATTGCGTACAGGAATAAAGCCACAGCCTTATTTATTCCCAGCGGTTATGAAAACAAAAAAGAAATTAAAAGAACAAATTAAAAAAGCAATAACAAGTTGAAATCAGTTAACTATAAATTAAGAGAGGCGTATGTAGCAGCCTTAGCCGCTTTAGAAGTTAACAGTATTGCTATCACAATATACTACTTAGAAGTTCCGCAAGACGAAAACCCCGACAACTACATTATAATGAGTGATATTGCTAATACAGAGGATGGAACAATGTATAAGCATAGTACTAATACATCAATTCAATTATCAATACATACAGTTGAGCAATACGGTAATAGTGGTAAGATGGCAGACGATATTGTGAACGAAATATTTACCATCATTTACCCATCAACTACAAGCGTACTTGATTTGGGGGTTGATTTTCAAATGGTGAGCATGAAATTAATTAGTGATCGTAGCGATAGTTTGACAACCGAGGGCAATGATTATTTCGCCACTAGAACACTAACATTTGAACACTTAATTTTTATTAAATAAAATTTGCATCCACGTTGCAAATAATTATTATATTTGTACAACAATCATTTAAAACAATTAAATACTTTTTAAAATGGCAGAACATCAAAAACAAGGTCAAGATTTTGTATTAAAAATTGACCCTACTGGCGGCACTACTTATGATACAGTAGTTTGTTTAAAGTCTTTTGATTTTACAAGCGAAGACGCAGAAATTGATGCGTCAAGCTTTTGCGGAACTGAAATATTGCCAGGATTATCTACTGAAGGAATTGAATTTGAAGGCATACAACTGTACGATCCTGTAGCAAATAAAATAAGTGGTGCAGACTTGTATGTTACAAAACAATCAAAGGTAAAAATTGGTTGGCAAATTGCACCAGTTACCCCAATTACAGGAGATGTAACAAAAACAGGTAAAGGTTATTTATTAAGCCTTAGTGAAAATTACGGACTAAATGAGCCTTGCATATTTAACGCAAGTATAAAAATTGCAGGCCCTGTAACACCAACTACGACAGCTTAATTTTATGAGTTACATTAAAATAGATTTTGGCGGTAAAGAGCTAGGCTTAAAGTTTAATCAAATGACTTTGCACGTAATGGCAAAGTATGTTGATGAAAATGTACAGGAAATTACAAGTAGCTATGCTTTAATTTATGCAGGGCTTTATTGCAATGCTTATCAAAAAAGAGAGCCATTAGAGGTAACATTTGAGCAAGTGTGCGACATGGTAGATAAGTTAAGCAATGAGCAAATTATAACTATTCAAAAAGCCTTTCAAGAGGAATTTAACTTTGAAAAAGAGCCTGAAAAAGAGGGTGTAAAAAAAAAGAAAGCAAAAGTGAGCAGGAATACTTAAATGATTGTTTAAAGATAGCATTTGGTAGGCTTAAATGGTCGCCTTATGAATATTATACAAGTAGCCCTCAAGAGTTTTATTACGCTTGTAAGGGCTATTTTGATGAAAGGGATGAGAATAACGAATTGATGAGAGCCGTTGCAAAGTTTGCTTGTGCTGGATATGTTAAAGGTTCACAGTTTGATAATGCCTGGCCGTCAATTTATAAGGATAGTGGTGGTAAAGGAGTAAGCAAAGAAATGATTGAAACAATTAAACGGGTTCATGCCGCTTTAGAAAAACAAAAACAAGAAAATGGCTGATGAAGTTTTAAAAGTCGTTGGTAGTGCAGATATGTCAAGTCTTACAAGGGGCTTGACTGAGGCACAACGTGGGCTATCAAATACAGCAAACGAAGCCCTTAAAACGGAGAGGTCATTAGGTAGATTAGCTGGTAGCGGGGTAAAAGATGTAGCAGGCGGTTTGTCTAATTTAGGTAGTACAGTTAATAGGACTACAGAAAGTTTAAAAGGCTCAGTTAGGGGTTCGGCACAAGCTAGTAATGCTTTGTTAAATTTAGGCAGGGTTGCACAAGATGCTCCATTTGGATTTATCGGTATAGCCAATAACTTGAACCCATTATTAGAGAGTTTTCAAAGGTTACAGCAAAGTAGTGGTAGTACTGGCAGTGCATTAAAGGCTTTAGGATCTTCTTTGCTTGGTCCTGCTGGTATAGGTATTGCCTTATCTGTAGTTAGTAGTTTATTTATTTCGTTTGGTAGCGAAATAGCCGACTTTGTAAACAGTGTTAGCAATGCAGAAAAAGCACAAAGAAACTTAAACAAAGCATTAGGCGAAGCTGAAGCAAGTGTTGCTGGTCAAGTATCAAGGCTAAAAGCATTAGTATCTATTGCACAAGATGTAAATAATAGCGATGCTAAAAGAAAGGAGGCAATAGGTGCTTTAAATAAAGAGTATGATGTATTTAATAAGCAATTAAGTTTATCAAATATAAATACTGGCTTTGCTACTGAATTAATTGATAAGCAAACACAGGCTTTAGTAAGACAGGCAAAAATAAGAGGGGTTGAAAATTTAATTGCCAAAACTACTGAGAAAAGATATGAGGTAATAAATAGTAAGCTATCCGATAATTTAACGCTGTGGGATAATGTAAAAGCGGCTGCAATTGGCGGGTTTAGTGTGCAAGGTTCTGCTACATTTCAAGTAACAAAAGGGCTTGATAGGCAAAAGGAAGCCTTGCAAAAAAATACTGAAGAAACGGCTTTTTATGAGGCTGAATTAAGAAAGCTATTAGATACCGATGCAGCGGCTGGCACACTATTTAAAGAAACGGAAAAGAAAGTAAAAAGTTTAAGCACCACCTTAAAATCAAGTGCAAAAGATTTATCAATTCCTTTTAAAAAAATATCGTTTAAACCACAAGCAGGCGAATTTGATGTTGACTTTGGCAGCATCCCATTTGAAGAGGCTTTAGCCAATAAATTAGCAAGGGAAAGCATTAATAAAGGCACTTTAATATTACCTATACCTGTACAGCCTAAATTAGAATTTTTAACAGGATTACCCACTACATTAAATGAAATAGATGAGTTAAAAAAAATAGCTTACTTAAAAAGTGTTGGTGTAGCTACTGGCATACAAGATGGTTTAAAAGTAGGAGTTAATGGGTTGAGATTTCCAAATTTAACGGCATTGTACGAAAGTACAATTGCCACAACACAATTATACACAGATAAAATAAAAGAATTTTCAACCAATGCCTTTGCATCATTAGGTGAGGCAATAGGCAATTCTTTATCTGCTGCTTTTTCTGATGGTAAAATTGGTAATGTTTTTGGCAACCTATTTGGTTCAATTCTTAAAAGTTTAGGTGAAGGATTAAAGCAATTAGGAATACAAGCAATAGCGGCATCAAAATTAATTATTGCTATTAGGGCTACACTAGGTAAGCCCGCTGGTATATTAGGCGGTATTGCAATGATAGCATTAGGCACTTTAATTAGCAGTATTGCAAGCAAAATACAAGCTCCAAAGTTTGCCACAGGTACACGAAATTTTACAGGCGGTACAGCTTTAGTTGGTGAAAGAGGGCCAGAACTTTTAACAATTCCAAGCGGTGCAAGTGTTACACCTAATGCACAATCTAACGCCATTTTAAACGGTGCCGCCAATGGTGGTTTTGTGGCATCTTATGTTTTAAGAGGTCAAGACTTAGTAACGGTTATTAATAGAACAACACAATCAAATAATAGACTAGGATTTTAATGAGTTACGGATATAAATATATCGCTGAATTTGTCAACATAAAAGATGTGCCTTATCAATTACAGATATGGCAAAAAAATTATACTGGCAATACAAATAGGCTAAATTTAGCCGCCAATCCTGTATTGCATAGATACGATAGTGATGAGCCAAAAGCTCCTATTAAATCCTCATCATTAACAATAAATCTATTAAACGAGGGCAATGTACACCCGATAGAAAGTTTTTACAGCAATGAAGATGATGAATTTTTAGTGTACCTATTACAAGACACAACACTTTTGTTTAAAGGCTTTTTAGTACAGGACGACTTTAGCGAATTAATGGTTGATTATACCCATCCCATAAAGCTAACTGCCAGTGATAATATTGGCTTATTAAAAGATGTGGCTTTGGATATGATAGGTATACAGGCAAAAGTACCATGCTATGTAAGACCAGCAGTAATTACAGTTTCACCACCTAACCAATATTGGTTTTTTATTGCAAATTCACCATTTACTCCAGCAGTTGGTACACCTTTTACAATTAGTGGGCATCAAACAATAGGTGTTGATGGCACTTATACGCCTACACAAGTAGTAAATAATGGCAATAATAATTTTTCTGTTAGAGTAGCTGTTCCAGTAATTAATACTACCATACCACAACAATGTACTATCAATGGCTTTAGTGAAATAAACTTAAGTAATAATAGGTATAGTTTAGCTAATATTATTTACTCATGCTTAAATAAAACAGGCTTAAATATTGGCTTTAATATTTACTGCAATCTGCATGAGCAATACCATAGAACAGATAGAAGTTTTTTAGAGCAAACCTTTGTTGATATTGATACATTTATTAGTGGTGATAATTATGATAATTGCTACAATGTTTTACAAAAGATAATGCAACGCTTTGGGCTTACTCTATTCCAGGCTTTAGGAGAATGGGTAATTGTAAGATGGGATGAAATTAACACAGGTACAGTTAATGGATTTACTTACAATAGTAGCTTTAATTATTTAGGGATTATAACATTGCCAACGGCTTTAGATTTTGGTTTTAACAAAGATACTTCACCTCAATTTGGTTTAACAAAATACCTTAGCCGACCTTATGAATATGTAAGTGAAACATTTGAATATAAGCAGCCCAAATACTTATTAAAGAATTATGATTTGCAAAAGTTAGGGGTGCTGCTTAGAACGGTAGTTATTTCTGCAAATGAAATTTATAAAGAGTACGTGGCTACAGATTGGACTGGATATTTTGGCTCAACTCCAATAAGTGAAAGATTTATAAGAGTGGTGCAAGATGCCTTAGGTAATGAAACCGCAAGATACTTGGTAGTACGTGGTGCAACTTTTGATACAGCAAGGTCAGTGCAATCCATGCCTATTGAAGTAAGCAAAGGAGATAAAATAAACTTTAGTTTTCAAGTAAAAACAAACACTTCACAACCAGGTACAGCAACTTTAATTTTTGCGGTAAGGCTTTTTGATGGCGTAAATAATAAATATGTTGATGAAGTACCTGTTGACAATGGTAACTGGATTAACAACATTGGTTTTAACTATGTAGTGCCTACAGGAGATAATACTAATCAATGGCACACAGTAGCAATAAAGTCTTCTCAAATACCTTTTGATGGCATTTTATATTGCTATTTAGCACAAATAACACCTACGCCACAAACAACAGCTAAAGAAAGTATTTATAAAGATATTAGGCTAGAAGTTTTGCAATTTGTAAATGACAGCTCTAAAATTAAAGGGCATGTACATAAGGATTTACAACCGCTATCAATAAAGAATAATAATGAGTCAAGTATTTCAATAGATGACAGTAATAGAAGTACAATAGCTGGAACATTGTTTTCTCCTTATTTTGGCAGTATAGTACAAATGCGGTGCCAATATTGGAGCCGTATCGGTAACAACGATACTAAGCGAATTGGTGAAATTACCACTATTGACAACTTACAACATCGTAGTATCACCCGTTTAAAATTAGAGGGAACTTTTGACGATGTAAAAGTAGGTTCACAAAATATTTCTATGCTTAATCATTTTAAATACAGCCTTTATCCAAATAAGTTTTTTGTATTTGGAAATTTAGAATTTGATTATAGAAACAATTTTATCACTTGTACAGCTTGGGAAAAGTACGATAGTACAGAAACTGATATAGCAGATAATTATTCGTTCACTTATTTATATGAAATATAATGGCAAATAGTTTAGTAAAAGGGGAAAATTGCATACTTGAATTTTACGATGGAGGTGTTTGGAAAACATTTGCTTGTGGGCGTAGCGTAACCTTTGATGTAATAACTGAAGTTATTGAAAAAACGGTAAGTGAATCTGGAAAGTTTAAGCATATAGTGCCTACTGTTAACAGTTTCACCTTAACGTTTGACGGCATTGTGGCTTTAGGTGATAGCAATTTTCTTAATCTATACAATTTAAGGCAACTACAAATAAACCATGTATTAGTTAGAACAAGATTTACCCGAACTGCTATGGATGGAGTAAGCATATACAGAGATGAAGTTTTTTTTTATATAAAAAGAAGTCAAGATATTGGCAGCTTTGACAACATTGCAACTTTTTCAATTGAAGCTGAAGGAACGGGGGCAATAACACAATCAACAAACACAACCACACCAATAATTGCGCAAGTGAAAAGACTAGACTTTACAGCCGCTGGGGGAGAAACCTCATTTACAGATGCTTTATTGATAAATAAAGACATCTTAGCCGTACATAAAGACGGTATAGGTAATGCCTCAATTGTTACAAGTGGTACGCCTGTAAACAAAGAGGCTAAGTACACCACAGCTACAGGTACAATTACATGGGCAATTGAATTTGAACCTGAGGAAAAGGCTTATGTACTTTACCAAGATTTGTAATAAATAAAGATTAAATAAAATTTGCAACCTTGTTGCGTTTTTTATAACTTGCATTTATTATGAAAAAAATAGTATTTGCATTATTCCTGTTATTTTCTTTTTGTAATTCCTATTCTCAAATTACATACACACCACAAACAGCAGCTGGCTATCAATTCAAATATGTTAAATCAGATAGTGGTTTTGCACTACCTTTTATTGACACTTCTTTAAGGCGTGGCGTTAATAGAATAGGGGCTGTTGTTGCAAGACCACAAGACAGCTTATTGTATTATTGGACGGGTGCAAAATGGAGTAAAATAAATGCAGATGTAAGTGGTTTAATTTCGTTAATAAATTCAAAAGTTGATAGCGTAACTGTTTATGGAAACGATTTAAAATATTGGATAAATGGTGTTGCTGTACAGTATAGTTTAAATACTTATTTAGGCAACTTGCAAACTGTAACAAATAACGGCAACACCACTACAAACGACATACAAGTAAATCGCCTACAAGCCAATGCAGCAATAACAGCCACACAAATAAATGCTAGTGATTATTTATTTAGAACACTCACAAATAATGCCTTTGCAGATAGTTTAAGAGGCTACATAAAGGGCGATAGCCTAACTCATAATAATTTAAACTGGTATTTGCCAGACACAACAGGCACTTTTGTATTGCGTATAAATGGAGTAGCCCCAGATAAGAATGGTAACGTAACAGGCTTATTTGGTGGAGGTAGTGGCTCATTAGACACCACAACTATCTACAACAACATTGCTTTAAAATTAAACATTGCAGATAGTGCCAATTATGCCACACAGTACGAAATTAACACTACTAATAATCAAGTAACAGCCAATACAGCAGCTATTACGCAAAGAGTAACATATGCCAATTTAATTGATAGCTTAAATAACCTATCATTATCAAAAACTGGTGATACTATTACACTTAATGTAAATGGCAGGCAGTTTAAAGTAAAAGATAGTGTATGTACAGGCGGTGGCGGATCAATCACATTAGCCGCAATAGGCAGTACACCAAATGCCGAAGGTGCTACAATAACAGGTAGTACTTTAACACTACAGCCAGCAGATAGTACTTATGGTGGTTTGGTTTCAACATCTCAACAAAAATTTAGAGGCGAAAAAACATTTACAGATAATGTAAGTATTAACAACAACATTCTTTACATGAATAGTACGGCTGGCACACAAGGCACATTTATTCAAATGAAAAGAAATTATTTAGGCAATATTGTAGGCAATGGTCAGATAGGATTATTAGGGGGGGGGGTAAGCCATGCAGAATTAAATTTGTCTTTAGGCATGGATTACACTGATGGCACACATAAGTATTTTGATAGTACAAAACCTGCCCTATGGCAGTATATGTACAGCCTACCGAGTGGGGCAGGCACAAGCTGGGGTTTACAGTGGGTAAAAGAAGGTCATACCAATAACAATATCTACAGCCTTTACGGTAAAGACCCTTTTAGAATAGATGTATTACCACATACAGGTACAGGCGAAGCGGTGCAAGGGGGTAGCAGGGTTTTAACCCAGCAACTACGACTTATTGATGGTAATTACAACCCATCAATTTATGCCGACTTAAAATTAACAGGTGAATTTTTTGAACTTACTGGAGCAACAGAAGTAGGTTTAAAAGCATTACGTATTTCAAAAGGTGGTAGTCCTAATATAGTAAGCGATGCCATCGCTACTTATAAAACTACTGGCGGTATGAATAAGTTTCATTTTTTAAATGATGATAACGCTGATAATTATCATTGGAACATCTTTGAAAAATACCAAGGCGGTACTAATAGAGATTTAGGCGGTGCTGGTAAGTTTTATTTACGTAACTGGGCTAGTGGTGGTATGATGGATTGGGGTTTGAGAAGCCAAGCAAATCTATTTAATGGTAGTAGCAGTAAACTAGATTATTACTTTGCTACACTTGACGGAGATTTTGTTACTAGGGATAAAATGGTGTTATCTTATGATGGTAGTTTAACTATAAATAATTTGGCAAGCGGTTATGTAAAATCAACTAGCGGTTTATTAAGCAGTTCAACTTCTATTCCACAAGCAGATATAACTAACCTTACAACCGACTTAGCCGCAAAACAAGCCACTTTGGTAAGTGGTACTAATATAAAAACTGTTAACGGTAATAGTTTATTGGGCAGTGGTGATGTGGTTATTAGCGGTGGTAGTGGTTTAACATATTCTCAAACAAAAGCAATAGCAAATAAATAATATGAAAAAAATAATATTAGCAGTTTTATGTATGGTATCATTTGCCAGTTTTGGGCAAATAGTTTTAAGTACCACATCTCAAAAATTACAGTTAAGCACTAGCAGCACAAGTGCAATAGATTACACAGTAAATTATTTTGAAGAAACCACAAGCGGTGCAGGGATAGATGTAGTAGCAAAAGGTAAAATTACCACAGCTACTACTACAGATATATTAGGCGTACCACCAGCATCTACCACCAGAAAAATTACAAAAATTACTATAATAAATTTTGGGAGCAACGAAAACGATGTAACTGTTTTAATTGACGATGCAGGTACAGATAATGAAGAAACGCCAACAATAACATTAAAGGGTAACGATGCACTTTATTACGAAAAAGGCAAAGGGTGGAATAAATTATCAGCTACATCAAGCACAATTACAGGCTTAACAAAAGCCTTTGGTAAAACAGGTACACAATCCGATGCAGCAAGTTATCATTATGGCTTTTGGAAAGATGCAGGTACATTAGGTGCATGGGCACCAGGTACACCAGGCTTAGCAGGTAGAGCTACAGATGGTACAACTACCACAGATGCAGGGTGTATATTTTTCCCCGATGCAGGTGCAGGTAAATCAAGATATTTAACGCAAGCCTCAATAACGGCAACTGTTGCAGGTGTATATTCTTTATACGATGTGCTTTGGGTAAATAGCGGCTTAGTAATAACAACTACAACGGCTCAAACTATTAATAGTGTTGCCCTACCTGCAAGAGATGATAATGGTACAATAAATGGTGAGGGTTGCCAAATAGGTATTTATGCTGTAGGTGCTTTAGGCAATGCTGCGGTAGTAAGTAATAGTACAATATCATACACAAATAGTGCTGGCACGGCTGGCAGAACAGCTACGTTAACAGCAACAGATCCTAATAACTTTCCCGCCACACCAGTAATAGGTACAGTGGTTTGGTTTGAATTACAAGATGGTGATGTTGGTGTACAATCTATACAGTCAGTTACATTAAACACCACCCTTACAAGTGGTACAGCAAGCGTATTTATAGCACGTAGGTTAATTGATTTGTCTGTTCCAGTAGCAAATATTTCTGTAATAAATAATGTAAATAACGGTGATGGGGTATTGCTGTATGATAATGCTTGTATTCTACCATTTGCCCAAAAAACTGCCGTTACAGCAACTAATTTACAAGGTACTGTAACCACTAAAGAACGATAGTTAAATTAACAAAAACAAAATAAAATGGCACAAACAACATTTAGTACAGATAATACAGGCAAACCAGCTCCTAAGTGGTTTAGAAAATTAAAAAAGGCACTTACTATTTTATCAGATACTACAGCTATTATTTTATTAGCGTTAGGTTATGCAGAAAATAGTTTGATAATGCTTATTTGTAGAATAGGATTAAGTGGAGTTTTGGAGTCTTGCGAAGCCTTATTAGCCAATGGCGAAGTGTATGCAAATGGAACCGATAAGCCTGTAGTAATTATTCCTGTAGATGCTTTACCAAGTACGGGTATTACTGGTGTATGGTATCATTATAATAATAATTATTGGTATTGGAACGGTACAAATTGGGTAGCATTATACGAACCATTAGGGCCAGGTGGCGGCACTAATCCACCACCAACAGGCTTACCACCAATAAACTAAAATTAGTATGAGAAAAAGCGTAAAAACAACACTAATACTATTTTTTTTAAGTGTATTTTTTAATACAGCTCACAGGGCTTTTAGTAGCAATCAAACAATACACCCATTCTTTTATAATAAAGAATTAGCAATAAGTATAGCATGGTATGCAAAACATATTTGTGAGTTAGTTTCCTTCACTTTAATCATGTGTTGTGTATGTTTTGTATTAAAGCCAGTAGAAAAGCACTTGCAAGAGGCACAATGGATAGGTCATAATTCTTTATTAGTATTTGTAAAGGTATGGCATCGAATATTTACGTTAATAGTCATTATTAGCTTACTAGATTTATTACATTATGTAGCAAGTTTTAGGCAAACAGAATGGTTTTTTTTAATCCAAAATGCAATATTTTTTATACTAACAGGATATTATCTTTTTAAAGCCTACAAAAAATGAACAAGCAGCCGAAACTATGGGAAATATTAGCAGCATTTTTACCCATCATTGCTGGCATAACTATTTGGTTATGGAATTTAGGAACTAAGGTAGAAAAACAAGCTACTAAAATTGAGTTCCTAGAGCAAAACCAAGCTGAGTATAAAACAGATGTAAAAGAAATAAACGAAAATATTAAAACCATCCTTATAAAAATGGAAGGCAAACAAGATAAAAAATAACTGTATGAAACCACTAAACATACCAAGATTTTTATTTGCAATAATACTTTTACTTATGCTGTTTGCAATGCTTATGGGTGTTACTAGCTGCAAAACAACTAGGCATATTGATAAAGGAAAATCAACGCTTGATAGCAGCATTGTAAAGTCAATAATTGATAGTAACAATTTGCTTAAAAAAGAAAATGATTTACTTAAAAAAAGTATAGCCCAAAAAGAGAAAAGCGAAATAGTTTTTGAGGACAAAGTTTGTCCACCTTGCCCAACACTACCAATAATACCAGAAGATTTAGACTTGCTAAACAAGGATAGTGTAAATAGGCTTATAAGCGATTTAAACGATTTAATAGTATTTCAAAACAACTACATCAATAATCAAGATAACACTATTAAAAAGTATGCAGATGGCACTATTGAGTACAAGGGTAGAATAAAAAGCTATTCACTAGCAAATGATATGCTACAAGAGGAATTGAGAAATAAAGAGGCTTTATTACAATCGGTAAGTAGCTCAAAAACAAATGAAACCAAAGAAGTATCGGCAACTACAACCACCTTAAAAAAAGACACTAAAACAAGCGTACTAGACTTTTGGCAATGGATATTAGCCGTTTTTGTTGGCGGTGCCGTTTGTGGATATTGGTTTCGTTCAAAATATAAATTCTTTGGGTAATATGGAAGACATACAAGATGTTTTAAAAACAGCACACATCACATTAGAAACAGCAACATTAAGAGTTGTTGTTGATGACATTTCTTTGTATAAAGATTTATATGAGGAAAAAGGAAATTTTACTAAATATCATACTGATGGTATTCCTATTTTTGAAACAAGTGAGTTGTGGAAAGAAAGCTTAAAATTTCCTGACTATGTAATATACGTATCTCCATCTAGGGATAAAAATTGTTTGTTGATACACGTATGTGATGGGTATGATTTTTTAGAACTAAGTAACTGGTTAGATTGGGTGAGTAGTAAATAAACAATTTAAAATCTTTGGTTAATTATATACAATTAAGAAAAAGGTAGTATGGCAAACTTTACAATATGTACAAATTTAGAATGCGGCATTAAAAATATTTGTGGAAGAAATATTGAAAATGCAAAGATTGAAGAATTTAATGCAGTACAAAGCCAATATTTTTTTACACCACAAAAAGACGATAACGAAGGCTTTGAATGCGATAAATTTAAAAGGTTAGTATGTCAGTAAAACTAGAAGATTTAAAATTAGAGTATAACAATGTTTGCCAAAAGTACATTGATATATTCTGCAAAAAGCAAGAAGTAGAATTTGACGGATGGGTTAATAATGAAGTAGGTGGTATAGGTCTTTTTAACGATTTCTACCTAAACTTTAGCGATGTAAAACTAGATGTTGATAATGAAATTGAGAAAGGTTTAATTTTTAAATGGTATGATGATAATGGAGAAAATATAGAGCATTATATCAATTACTGCAGCTACACAAAAGGGTTAAGATGTAGCGATATAAAAGATTATTAGACGAATAAAACTTTTTCTTTGAATTCTATTTATTTACAATAATAATTCAAGGAAGAAATTCAAAGAAGAAGTAAATAAATGCTTGTTTATCAATGTTTTATTTCGTTGAATAAAAGAAGAAAAATATAATTGAGTGGGTAAATTCTTCATCATAGCATTAGCAATAATTACACTAGCATACTTGTATGATTTGTGCTTTGGTTGCAACGACGAATACCCAATTAAATATAAACGCAAAAAATAAATAAACTTAGTGAGCCGCCATGCCTCTTAACAATGCACAAACTGGCGGCTCTATAGAATTATAATAATAATTTATGATAAACAAAATTGCTTTTCAAAATCGGCTAAAAACATTTGGACTTTTTCAAAGTGCCACCAATAGCCAAGTAAGCGGCTGCAACGATATTATAGATGCTTTTTTTACACATAAATTAACTAATATAAAACAGTTAGCTTATATACTTGCAACCGTTCACCATGAAACCGCACAAAAAATGCAGCCAGTTAAAGAATTTGGTGGTACTAAATATTTAATGAGCAAAGCATATTACCCATACTATGGTAGAGATTTAGTACAAACAACATGGAAAGCAAATTACGAAAAAGTAAAAAAGTTTACAGGTGTAGATGTTGTAAAAAATCCCGACTTAATAGGGCAAATGCCACTAGCAGCAACAGTAGCCGTAATATTTATGAGTAAAGGGTGGTACACAGGTAAAAAATTAAGCGATTATATCAATGACGATTTTACAAGCTATTTTAATGCTAGGCGTATAATTAACGGCACAGATAAAGCAGAGTTGATAGCTGGATATGCTGTAAAGTTTGAAAAGTGTTTAACATAAAATATTGCCGCTACTCATTAACTTAACTTTTAAAAGCTGTGGTTAGTAATTAAACATTTGGTTAAGTAGCGGCAAAACTACTTTACTTTGAGGTTGTATTTGCAATAACAATTCTTATGTAACTGATCTGAATTTTTTGTATGTTAAATTGATATAAGTACTTGTAAATAAAAGTGTTACTCATGTAACCGTCATGTAACTGTAATTATTGTTTGTTACCGACATTAATGTCGGTAACAAAAAGTAATTAACTGTAGTTCAATAATTTACAATGCTTAAAAATTAATAACAACCTTTTATTATGTTAAGGACATTATTGTCATTAACATAGCACAACCATTGCATAATTAAAGTATAAATAATTGCACATCTATTGCATAATTACAGCCTACGCCACCAACACATTTAGCATCTCTTTTAGGTGTTCAATAAACGTATCATTCGGTGTGCAGTAACAGGTACGTAAATAATGCCTTCACTTTTGCTATTGTTTTTTAAATCCCTCCTTTTTTCTAAATAGCTACCGTTGTTTTCGTTTATTTCATGTGAAACATTTTCACTATTTAGTAGCTTTTCAAATTTTAATTCAATTCCTTCGCTTATGCTTAATTTATCGTTTTCTATTTTATTATAAAGTTCCCTGCTAACAGATAATTTAGTAGCCATTTCTTGCTGTGAATAACCGTTATCCAGCCTATACTTTTTTAATATTTCGTTAGTTAGCTTCAATAAAAATTGTATTTTATTCACACCATGTGAATAAATTTTATAAAAAAATTTCACATACTATTTTGAAATGTGAAATTAATTCACATATCTTTGTGTAACAAAATTACGAAAATATTTAAGAAATGCAAGTATTAACAGAAAGTGCTAAAAGTTTAATAAAAACTGATAACAAAGTAAAGGGTGAGTATATGAAGGTTTTTAATGTAGGAGAGAGAACAGTTTTGAACTGGATTGAAGATGACAACACAAACCTAGTTACTGTAATGAGCTTAAACATTATTAAGAATATGTTAGGCTTGAATGCTGAAGAAGTATTAACAGAAAAAGTATTAGCCTAATGCAAAACCCATTATTAGATATACTAATTGATGCTTTAGAAGAAATAATAATCAACCAAACTATAAAACAATGAGTACACAATTATCAATTCAATGGCAGGCACCACGTACAGCAACTAAAAGCGTTAGGCTGCCAAAAGAAGTAAGCAGAAAAGGCTTTTTTAATGTAGATGACCCTAGCAACTGGATAGCCAACGATGGTAAAGGATTAGTACAAAATAATTGCCAATACGGAAAAGTGAGAGTTTACACCATTCCAAAAGGGAGAAGATAAAAACAAATTAATAACCTTAAAAACTTTAAACCATGACTATAGACGAAAAAATAAAAGAGCATAAAAAAGCAATTGAAATTCTTAACGAAATGAAACGGGTTAAGGAAATGTTTGAGGTTATAGACAATAACTACTACATCAATATGACCACTGTTTTAGAGGCAAAGCATGATGATGTTTTAACCAATTTATTAGATAAAGTTTTTTGATATGCAAAACCTATTTGAAATACAATTTTTGGAGTGGCGAATTGAATACTACACACAAAGAGTTGAGGATGCCACAGGACAAGCTAAATGGTATTGCCGAAAAGAGCTTTATAATTTAAAACAAAGGCTTACAGCACTATTAAACTAAAGAAATGAAACTATTTTTTTTACTCCACCCTGGCACTTTTTATTTTTTCAATAATCATGCTAATAAATTACTTAATCATGGCAAAAAAACAAACACCATACTATAGGCCTATCCAAATAAGTGGGGCTAGAATGAGAGCAGAAAAAGATAAGCAAAAGTGTATGAATTACGAATTGTATTTACTAATAGCATTGGCAGTAGCGGTAATACTGTTATCAAACTAAGTTCATAATCGAAGGTTTAAGGTAGTCGGGGTTATTCTTAGCCCTGACTTTTAAAAAAGTTTTTCGTTTTGGTTGAGATAAACAGGCTGGGTTGGAAATGCTTAAACAAGCCAACATTCAAGAGCAACAGCCTTATTTAAAAAACAAACAATGTATTTAAAAATATACCCATTAGTAGTATCAAAGTATGTTCAAAAGCTATTGCACATACATACAGGATTTAATGATAGGTGTTTGTTATGGGTGGTTGATGGGAGAATATATGATTTACTATTTATAAAATTAAAATAATGTACGTAATAACAAAATTAGTTTCAAACAACACTTACTACTGGACTGGTAGCGATTGGAACGGATTAATTGATAATGCAAAAAGGCTTAAAGATTTGAAAGAGTTAGAAACAGAGGTTACTAAAAATGATATTGACTTTACATCTGTAAAGTGGGTAAAAAAGTAAAATAAAAAGCCTTGCGGTAACAAGGCTAATTAATAACTATAAAAAGCAAAAGTAATGAAAAATGTTTTATCAAAATTAGCCACTGCAAGGCTATTTATAAAATCTCACCCAATAAAAAAAGATGGGAGAAATGAATTTAGCAAATATGACTACTTCACTCCTGAGATAGTTAGTAAGCTAGTTAATGAGGCTTGTATTGAGGCAAATATTATTTGTGTATTCTCTTTAAAGCAAGATGAATTAAGCTATTATGGCGAAATAGTAACTACAGATTTGGAAACTGGTGAGCAGCTTGTAACTGAAATGAGAACGGCAAAGCCTATGATTACTGCTACAAATGAAACTCAGCAAATGGGTGGCATGAATACATACGCTAAACGATATGCCTTTATGAGTCTTTTTGATATTGAAGATAATACAATTGATTTTGATAGTCAAGATAATACTAAAAAGCAACAGCAAAGCCAACAACAGAATGATTTGCCATGGTTAAATGAGGGAACCAAGGAATTTGACGGGGCTTTAAATAAGATGAAAGAGGGCAAAAGTAGTATTGATGCATTAAAAAAGTACTTTAAAATATCTAAAAAAGTACAAGACAAATTAATTGAATTATCTAAAAACTAATAAGATGTATCACTGTACTAAATGTATTCGCCAATTCTCAGCCTTAAAAACTGATACAGATGATGTGAATGATGAGCAGTATGATGTATGCCCTCATTGTGGTAATGATATGTTTTTAGAGGATGGCCCATTGACAAAAGAATTATTGCAAAAATTGGCAGATAAAAAAAAGGTTAATACTGCTAAGCCAGTAAAGCCATGGTTTAGGAATAAAGATGAATGGTTGGCTTTGGAGGAGGAAAGATATAAAAAGGAGGATGAGGTAATTGAAGCACATATAAGAAGTAGGCAATAAACTAACTAACCCAAAAGCCCTGCCACCAAATTAAAGTCGGTGTATCTGAACGGGGCTTTTTTAAAACATTAAAAGTGAGTATAGCAGAAAACATAAGCACCAACATTTTAGTACTTAAAAATGCTACTAAAACTAAAATTGAAACATTGGCGGCTGAAACACAACTAGGTAAAAGTAAAATTAAAGGCTTCATCTATTTAACGCAAAGCCCAAAGATTATTGAAGTAGAAGCATTAGCCAATTATTTTGATGTAAACCCTATTGATTTAATGACTAAAATATTTTAAGAATATGGCAAGCATGATACTTTATAATGATGAAAAAAGAAGCCCTATTACGGTTTACTGTAAGGTAAAAAACAAAGAAAGGTTAACCGATTTATTAAATAAAATAGTATATCTATTTGAGGTTGAAAATAAAAGGGAAAACGATTTTTTAAAGGCTAAAATAGTTAAAGAAGTAGAGGTTATAGATATGCCTTATTACGTATGGCTTGAGCCATCAAATAGAGATGGAAACGAATTTAAAAGCCTTTTGGATTGTGTTAAAACAAATGATACTACCACATTGAGTAATCATTTTGCAAAAAGAATATAAACAATGATTAATTATAGAATTGGAATTGATGGCGATGTTGATAAAAGCGGCTTTGCAGTTATAAGAATTGAGCCATTTAAAAAATCGCAAATAGTACAATTAATCACTTTGGATTTATTTGATTTGTGCTATATGCTTAAATCATTGCATGAGATTTACAAGGAAGCTGATAAGGTTGAATACATGGTTTACATCGAGGCAGGCTGGCTTAATAATCTTGTTAACCACCATTCAAAATATTTTGATAAAAAGTTAAAAAAATGGGTTGAAAAAAATGTTGGAGCAAGAGAAAAAACATCAATAAATGTTGGTGCAAACTTAGAAATAGGTAAACAAATTGAAAAATTTTGTATTTTTTATTTTGACAATCTATTTATTGCGTTTTGATAATGTGTGATACTATTTTCAATTTTTAAAATAAGTGTATCAATTTCTTTTTCTGTTTTTTGTTCACATAAAATCAACTCTACTTTTTCAGAAAGTATTTTATGTTTAACGTTTTCAAAAACCTTTATTTCTTTTTCTAAGCACTCTATTGGGGTATTCATTTGACAATTAATTTATTTATTTACCGCCTTCGCCCAACAATGCGTTTGCTGCAATTGGGCTTTACGTTCACCCATCGGCTGAAACCTATCTGGACGAAATTTCTTTAATTGCCAAATCCAATGCTTTTTCAATCCCTTCATCAACTGGACACAGGACAAGTTTATCTGACTTGTAATGTGTGTATTCGTTCATAATCTTCCACATATCGCATTGGGGGTGGCTGGACACTTGCTATTAATTTAAAAAGTATTCGTGCCGCCTTCACAAATACCTACCGTTATATGTTTAATTAAAAAACTCATTTTGTTCAATATTTTGTATTGATGTTGGCTTTAACATCCAATAATTTACAGGTCTATTAGTTTTTAAGTCTTTTCTTTTTCCATCGCTTATAACTTTACCTTCAATTACCAATTCGCCACGTCTTCCAGTAACCCTATTTATTTCCCAACCTAATTTGTTGGCAATGTCTTTATCTGTGCAAACACCTAATTCTTTTATTGCATTTACTAAAGCTGCATAAATAGCATCCTTTTCTAGTCCTAAATACTTAACATCTTCGCCAAATTCTTTTATTGCTTCAGGCATAACCTCTTGTACCTCTTGTGCTATAAATCCAAATTGTATTCCTTGATTTATTTTATCATTTTTCCAATGATAGCTAACAGGTCTTAATTTTAAAATGTCGCTTAACCCCCAATTAATGTCGTTAATGTTATCCTTTAACCTTTCATCGGAAGGGTTGGTACTTGTTAATGTTCCTGAACTTGAATAAACTAATCCTGTCCCTAATGAACCTACATAAACTGAACCAAATGAAGAAGAGCCATTAACATTTAATTTATATCCACTTGAAGTTGTTGTATTTATACAAACATCCCCACCACTTGTAATACGCATTCTTTCAGTACCTGAACCATAAAATATATGGTCGGCTGCTTTGTATTCTAAACTATTCCAAGCACTTGTTGAACGATTATAAGATTGCATTAAGTTAGTTGCAGTTGCCGATTGAACCCAAAATTCAATACCTTCTGCTCCACCATTTGAAACATTAAATTTACCGTTTGGGCTACTTGTTCCTATACCTACATTGCCTGAAGAGTTTAATATCATTTTTTGGCTTCCACCTGTATAAAATGACATATCACCAACTCCACTTGCTCCACCGTTCAATATAGCTGAAATAGTTGTATTATCAGTATTATATAAGTATAAAGCATTGCTTCCT